TAGACAGTATATCACCAACTACATTAAAGTCTATAAAAAAATGGACAATCCAGTGTGGTTACTCTTTGACAGTTTGGTATATTTCCAAAGGATTTCTTGGCTTGATGTCGCTGAAATTTGATGGTTTAGTTAATTCCAAATTCATTTTGTATGCTTGTTTAGTTAATCTGTGTGCTATGCCAATTACAACGTAATATCCTTGCAGGTACTTATCCAATTCTTCTGGATTAGTCTCACCAACTTTACCGGCTTTTTCTGGAATTTTAAAATGTATCACTGATCCCAATTTGATTCTGGGATCTCCAGGTATAGTTGTCGATATGTGATTTTTAACAAATTGATTTTTTTCTGCCATTTTTTGCATAGCAAACTGTTCGGGTGAATATGGTTTTACTTGAGGATCTCTGGATGCAATATACTCTTGTGTGTCTTGTCCAGCATCTCCTATCACAATTTTCATGTTTGCTCTAGGATTAATAAAAATTTTACTCTTATTTGTCCAGGGCTTTTTTGCGCTGTCGCCTGCTATGGAAGAAAAATCTGAATTTGGCAAATATTCAAGAGACGCAGGCGAATCAATCTTTTCTTCTATTTCCTGCTTTGCTTCTTCGCCCCGTAAATCTAGCGTTTTAAATGAAAACGATCGGCGTATTGGATCTACGGTTAATATAGCGGAAGATCCTTCGCCAGACAGAGCAGAATGTAATATATCAAATCCTGCATTTTTTTCTTCTACAACCTCTGCATTATACATAGCCAGAGACAAATCTTTAAATCCTATTCCCGGACCGCCGTCTTTGTCTGGCAAATTTTTGGGTCCATAATATAAAGTTCGCACACTAGATTTATCTTCAAGCCCTTTGTTTAATAGTCCTTTGAGCGTGACAAAATTAAACTTTTCTCTATCTTCATAGAACATATAAAATGTGCCATTGTTTGGATCTGAACTTTTTGAGCGTTTGGCAATTTGATCGATTGTTTTAAAAGCTCTTTGATTTTGTGCAGTGTAGTTCATTATGCCATCGGTGGCTTCAATTTCAATATCTTTGTCGATTTTTAAATGAGTTTCGTATATTTCACGAACCATATCAGAATATGGCATGGCTTTAAATGGTTTAGAAACGACGGAGTTTAAATTTTTAAATGTTAAATCCGAGCAAAAAGCAAGGGTGTATGTTTGACGTTTGAAAGAACGACCCTCTTGTTTTTTGTTTGAGAGGGCATATACATGCAAATCAAATTGTACAGGATCCAACTCTTGTCCCGATTTTTCATCCAATCTAGTAAACGAAACTTGCAACCTCTCTTCACCAATCAATGGTAACAGTGTAGGCAAATCAAGAGACTCGACTAAAGTAACGCTGCCATGAAGAGAGCGGCCCATCATTGTCTCTTCAAATGAAAACTCTACAACTTGAGGCCAAATATCAATTTCGATTCCCGTATGAGAAACAAGCAAAAATTTTTTTACTATTAATTGATACTCGTGTGGATAATCAGCCATACATTAAAACAAAACGTTTAGTTCGTTTGTTATTTGATTTATAAATCGTTTTTCTAAAATAACTATGTCTCGTTTTGCTTCATTCAAATTAAACTCATAATCATAAATGGAAACAGCTTTAAATCTAAGATTGGCCGTATTTGCTCCATTTTTATATGCGGCCTCATCTACTATGAATTTTGTTTTTGTTTCCAAATCTTCCATTTCGTAATGATGTGCCGCATCAAGTCCACCTCTAGGATATGACATCCCATATTTTGTTTCAAGATATTTGTTGAATGCCAACTCTTCCATAGGCCAATCGTGAATTGGGTGAAAGATGTTATTGGCATAAAAAATTGCCCAAGTGAATGTTGGGTTGCCATAGTATTTTGTTGATATAATATCCGGTCTAATTCCACCAGCAATTCTGTATTTGTAATACAATCCAGTTTGACTAATTACAACATCCCTGATTTTGCCGCGAACCATTAAGTTTACGGCAGTGTTATTGCTATACTCAATTTGTGGATAATAATAAAAATGTTTCATTAGTAGTCTTTAAGGATAAGTTCTTTAGTAAGAACAAACAACTCTTTGAATTGTAACGAAAGTCTAATATCTACAGGCGCTCCATTTTCACGAAAAAAACTTGCGACGCCCGAACCGCCATAATCAACGTCCATTTCTTCTAAAGCCGAGTTCATTATATTGAACATATAATCTCTTGTGGGCGTACATAGATATATTTCAAAAAAGAACGGCCAGTTCCAAACAGACTCTCCTCCTGCTGTTCCTCCTGGATGCATCGCATACTTAAAACTCTTTATGATTTTTCTAATTGTTTCCGCTTCGGCGGCATTTCGCGCCATTAATTGAAAATCAAATTGAAATCGCCTAAAATTTACACCTTTAAATAACAAAGCATTTTTTGGATCTAAAATTTGTTTTGTTTTAAAAGACGCCTCATTTGAAACTTCAGAACCACCCAAAAGTGTATCGGCGCCTTTGGCGGCGAGCTGTCCAAGTCCCGCAAATCGTCGATTGTATAAATCTTTTCCTATGGATGTTCCCATTTCAATTTTTAATTCCGCCTCTTCCCATTTTGCCCCATAATTTACTTTTACGGCGGGTGGCATATACAAAGCAATTCTACCTTTAGGAGGAGAATTCGAGCCTGCGAACTTATCAATGGCACTCATTCCAGAGTTGGCTGCCTCAGCAGAATCCTTCATGTAAAATAATATGTATGCTGTATTTCCATTTTCAAATAAATTGTTTGGATAGATTAGGGGTGCTTTATTTTCTTCAAAATCCGCAACAGTGTCTCGTGTGTTTCCGTGGCGATTTAGCACGTTTGGCGCAAATTGCTCTTCTGTAATTTTTTTCTGATCAATCAGGCCTTTTAGTGAATCAAATATTTCACCTGCATCTCCAGTTTGAACGGCCTGGCCAACCTTTTCAATCGTTTCATAATTATTCATTTTGCTTAGAAAGTCTAAATAATTCGACATATGCACCAAGGCCAATTTAAGCTAAAAAACGCACACAAGTATTTAGGTGATCCAACAAACATACATTACAGATCCTCTTGGGAATTCTCTGTAATGATGTGGTGTGATACAAACCCGTCTGTATGCAAGTGGTCATCGGAAGAGCTTGTGATTCCATATTTATGTCCCACAGACAATCAATGGCATCGATACTTCATAGACTTTACAATCACACTTAACGATGGAAGAACATTTTGGATTGAATTAAAGCCAGAAAAGTACACTAGACCCCCGGAATCTAAAGGCAGCACTAAAAGTGCCAAGAAACGATACATCACAGAAGTATATCAGTATGTCAAAAATCAAGCTAAATGGAAAACGGCATCGGCAGCAGCAAACAAACAGGGCGTTGAGTTTCAAATATGGACTGAAAATAGTTTAAAAACGTTGGGTATTAAAATTCTTGGAAAGTAAATAAATACTCTCAATGAACAAGGAACGAACATACTTTCAAGACCTAGTTAAATTATCACAAGATAACGGCACATTTGGCACAAGAACCGTACAAGCACTAACTTGGTTTAAAACACGAGTTAGGCAAGTGTTTGGTATAAAAGACACCGATCCAGAAGTATTTTTTGATAAAAGAAATTATCCAAATGTTCCTATACCAGGAAATATAGTTACATTTAGATACAGTCCGGCCGGGAAATCAACTCTACCATACTATGATATGTTTCCCCTGGTGCTTATTGTAAAGCTCATTCCAGGAGGATTTATTGGAATCAATTTCCATCACTTACACCCATCAGATCGAGCAGAATTCATGAGTCGGTTACAAAAATATCAAAGAACATATAGCGATGGAACTATACGAATAAATATCAAATATGACACATTGAAGCTATCAAATAGATTGATATATCATAAAGTTTGTCTTAGGAGATACCACAAAGCAAATATAAAAACTATGTTTTATACACTTACACCCAATGAGTGGGACATAGCATTATTTTTGCCCACAGAACGTTTTGTAAAGACAAGAAAACAAAAAATTTGGGAACAATCACAAGAAAAACTGGCACTATTAAAAAATGGCAAGCGTAAATAAAATAAAAGAAGCAATAGCAAAAAATGGTGGAGTTGCACAAGGATGCCACTATATATTCACCATTGTTCCACCTAGAGTATTCGGTTTGGGTGATGTTGTTGGTGTTGTTGAAAAAGGAATCACAGGCACAATCACACTTAACGATGGTCTGGATTTAGGAAAGAAACTAGCTCAACAGTATGTTTTAAGTCAGGCCGAGCATATTTCATTATTGGCAGAATCAGTCTCTTTACCAGGCAGACAAATGCTCACAACAGAACAACGAATTTTTGGTACAGTAAGAAAGATGCCATATGGCGTCATGTATGAGGATTTTACTGTAACATTTATATGCACCAATTCCATGATTGAAAGAACGTTTTTTGATTTATGGCACCAGTTAATTATGTCATCTGGTTCTCAATACATGGAATTTTATGATAATTATGTTGGTACTCTAATCATACAAAAAGTTTCAAACAGCACTGCAAAGAAAAGCCTGAAAGATAAAATTGTTCAAATGGCTTCAAAATATAAACTTCTTGAGGCATATCCTATTAGTATTCAATCGCAAGAATTAAATTATGCAGATGGAGAATACTTAAAGCTAACGGTGCAGTTTGCATATGCTAAATGGAAAGCAACGTTTGATGATGTGTTAGATTATGAGCCAAATCTTCCTTGGATAGGTCAGTCGCCACTAAGTACGGGAGAAGGTGATATAAGCGGTTCGTTACAACCAACTCCGGCCACCGGGGCAACTCCAAACACAGGCGGAAATAAGATTGCCCCAAACCCAGGCCCTATAGGGCAGAATCAAGATGGAACTTACATTTATCCACCAGGTTATGTTCCTCCAAATGGAGGGGGCTCCACAACAACTCCACTTGTGCCACCAACTGCTAATCCACCTATGACTCCTGCAATGCCAGAAGGCGCCATAGGACAAAATCCAGATGGTTCGTTTATTTTCCCGCCTGGGTTTACGCCGTCATAAATATATCAAGAACGACAAAAAAATTTAACATGGAGAAAATATGAGTTTACCAAAGATTGATGTACCAACATATGAAGTTGTAGTTCCATCAACTCAAAAAACAATTACCATTCGTCCATTTCTTGTAAAAGAAGAAAAGATATTGCTTACAGCACTTCAAAGTGAAGAAGCAGAAGATGTTGCAAATGCAACAAAACAGATTGTTAGGAACTGTATAGTCACGCCTGGTGTTGATGTTGATAAATTGGAAATTTTTGATTTTGAGTATTTAATTTTGCAACTACGCATACACTCTATTGGGGAAACAACCACAATAAGATTTTTACCTATCGAAAATACTAAGTGTGCCGAGTGCTCAAAACATCGAGAAGTTGTTGTAAATTTAAAAGATGCTAAAGTCGAGAATCTTAAAGAAACTAACGCAAACATTAAGATAACAGATACGGTTGGTTTATCCATGCGATATCCAACAACGAAACTATTTGCGTTATTGGAGGCAGCTAAAACAAGTAAAGATTTGGATTTAGTTTTCAAATTAATTTGGTCGTGTATCGATTACGTCTATGATGCCGACACTATCACGTCCGCCCGAGATGTTACAGAAAAAGAGGGTATTGAGTTTTTGGAAAGTTTAAGTAGCGACACATTCAAAGAAATCGAAAAGTTTTTATCGGATATTCCAAAAGTGCAACAAACCATCCATGTAAAATGCTCAAAATGCACATTTGAACAAGACTACGTTCTGACCGGGCTACAAGATTTTTTCGCATAATGCTGGGTCATACATCGCTCGCGGTGTATTATCAAACACTTTTTAGTATGGTTCAGCACCACAAATACTCACTAACAGAGCTTGAGTCTTTGATACCATACGAATTAGACATATACGTTGAGATGCTGGCCGCGTTTCTTGAGAAGTTAGAGGATAAGAATAAATAGTGTTGTATATCCAAAATATGTATGGACACAACACAAATAACAATTAAACAGGCAAAAGAACAAGCAAAGAAGTCGTACATACTTTTATCTAATAGATGGAAGCATAGACGTAGAATGGCGTACATAGCCCTTGCGGCAATATTATTAGTAACATATGCCTGCCTTTTTAAAATTGATAAAGATCGTTTAGATAGTCTTGAAGTAATAATCACTTGGTTTTATGCCACCATGGGAGCCATCATAGGAGCATATGTTGGTTTTGCGACACTCGATGATAAATGGCGAAAAGGATCTGAAAAAGAAGAATAATGAAAAACAACAAAAATCTTTTTAAACAACGTATTCAAGAATACTCAACCAAACAGCAAATGCCTTTTGCAGGTTTGCAGCAAGATTTAAAACAAGCATATAAAGCAAAATCTGCAACTGGAAATGACATCATGGAAATGCTTCATGAAATAGTTTCTGGCGCCGAGGCTGACGATCTTAATGGATTAACAACTCGCCTTACTAGATTGGACAAGATGGGTGAGTTTTTTATGAATTCTGATCTTGATGGAAAAGAACAAGAGGTTGTATTCAAAGCACATAGAAAAGTTCAAACTGCTATCAAAAAGCGCAGAGATGAATATACAAAAAAACACGAATTATTAAAAGGAATGTTAAGTGACGTTGGTTCTGGTGCACTTTCTTTCCTTGATGGAATGGCCAACGAAATACCACAGCTTAAAGTAATGATGATGGCTGGTAGCTTTCTATATAAAAATTTTAAAAAAGTTCAAGATGCAAAAAGAAAAAAGTTATCAGAGCAACAAAGTGTATTAAAAAAAGATGCCGAGTTATACTATTCTGCTGAACTCAGGCGAGAAAATAACGATCCCAGAAACAAAACCAAACTGAGAAAATCAAAAAAACAGCCAGTTTTTAATAATTTTGATAACATATCGTCTGCCATGTTAAATGATAATTTGGCCGAAACGTATGGACAAAGCGCAACATATCAATTTCAGAGGCGAGACCAAAAAGGCCTAAAAGGACAAAAAAGTCAAGAAGCAATCATTCTTACGGGAATTGCAAATGACGTAAAAATAATTGCAAACTATTTCAAAGGCCAGTTAATAAGAGACAAAGATAAAAGAATGGATGATCTTGAAGCTCTCAGAGAAAGTTCAAGACTACAAGTTCAACGAAAAGATGGACTAAAAAATTTAAACGGAAAACCTACTGAAAATAATTCTGGTTGGATATCATCTATCAT